AAAAGACAAATGGTACAGAGTATGTAGTAATGGATGAAGAAGGTTACTTTGTGCATAAGAAAGATTTAAAATTACCTAATGAGGTGAAATAATGGCAGACTATGATACATTTATGACAAAAGAGGAAAACGAATTATATGGTGGCAGTTATCCTCAAGCAGGCAAAGACCATCATCAAGAATTATATGAGCATAACTTAAAGTACAATGAAGCTGAGTATCACGCTCAAGAATTATTATTACAAGAGGAAGAATTTAACAACAATTAGAGGTAGATATGTTATTAAGTATATTGATATTAGTCAATATAGGTGTAATAGCCTATTTTGGTACACTTTTTCTTAGACTTCACGAAGATGTAAAGTTGATGAATGATGATATAGAAAATTTAAAAGCTGAGTTCAAACAAGTTGTTGAACGAGCTGAGTTTGAAAAAGCTAAGGCTTTAAAACCTAAAGAAGGTGAGGAGTTTTTAGGAATATGATTGAAGAAATATTTGGCGAAGAATATCTAAGAGAATTAGGTATCTATATTATAGATGGCAAAACTTATTATGCTCCTTGGGCTTTACAATATTTAAGTCAAGGTCATTATAGATTGCCTAATGGTGAATTATACAAATACGAGGGTGAAGACAATGCCTAAAGGTATGCATTTAGTTAGAGGTATGACTAGCCTCAATCTAAAAAAACCAAAAGTAAAAATTACAAAAAAGAGAATGCTTGAATTAACAGAAGAGCATAGACTTTATAATAAGAAATGTAAGCAGACAAATAATCGCAAAGATATGATGTCATTAGATGATTATATTGATAGACAGTTTGGTAAAGTAAAATACAAACCTAAAAATACAGGCACATATCAAGGTGCCAAAACTGATATAGTATCTAAAAAGATACCATCTCTCACCACAACACCAGATAAAAATGCTTGTGCTAGAAAAGAACCTAAAGTTTATGATGGCGAAAGAAAACTTATTGGTATCGGAATATTACACAAGTCAAATCTTGTACCTATCTTTGATGAAGAACACGCCAAAGATTTAGCAAAAATGAGAAGATAAAACTTCATAAAAGTTTAACACAAAATTAAGATTACAACCAATAAATAATTTTGAATAATAATAAAATTACAGGAGTTGTTATGAAAAAATTATTAATCTTACCTATCTTAATTCTCACATCAAACATTTCACTTGCAGACCCATATGTTATGACAAAACACGAATTTAAAATGAGTGATACTAATTATAGTAAAACGATAAACCATATTCGTTTTGGCAATTCTTGGAAGACTGAGGGTGGATTAAAATTATATGGTGAGGTTGGTGTCGCAGAAAGTGTACCTCACGGTTCAAATCTTTTTGAAGGCACAGCTGGTAAATCATATCAGTTTGGATTTAAGAAAAAAGTTAGTGATACATTTTCCGTAAAAGGTAAATGGGAAGGTGTTGAATTACCAAATTCTTCAAATTCACACAAAATTGAGATTAAAACTAAGTGGAAATTTTAAAGTTTATTTTAAGGATATTTGCACTTTTAGGTCTATCATATGTACCATTTGTTATGACACTTGCAATATTATCAGACTTTGGTCTTATTGATAAGACACACAATCCAATCCCTTTATTTTTTATAGTATTTGGTATACTTCTCACCATTGACATTTTTAAAAATTTCCCTTATAATAGAGTATCAAAACTTATAAATAGTTTTAGAGGTCGCCATAAAGGGGCTTCTAAAACAAAACTTGCTTAATAAAAGGAGGAAAATATGACGATATTTAATTCGTTACACCCATATACTATTGGTTATGATGATGTATTCAAACACTTTGAAACATTATTAGAACATCAACAACCAAATTATCCACCATACAACATAGTCAAGACAGGTGATTATACACATTGTGTTGAAGTTGCATTGGCTGGTTATTCTAAGGCAGAAGTTGAGGTAGTTGTTGAAGAAAACACTTTAACAATCAAATCATCTGATTTACCTACAAAACATAAACCTAAAGATAATGTGGTTCACAAAGGCATTGCTAAGAGAGCATTTAAAAGAGTGTTTACATTAGCAGAGGATGTAGTTGTCAATGACGCTACATTAAAAGATGGCCTTCTTAGAGTAGAACTTGAAAGAGTGATACCCGAAGAAAAGAAACCAAGAGTAATCAAAATCAAGTAAGGAAAAAAGTATCGCCTGGACTTGACATTTCTTGTCCAGGCTGATATACTACTTGTATAAATAATAAAACGAGGTTCGGGTGAATCTCACATTCAAGCACTTAAAGGAGGTGTAATATGGCAAATTTAGCCAATAATGCTGATAAACTCAGCGTAGTAGCAGGCACTTTAGCAAACACGCTAAAAGGCGAAGTCAAAATAATTGACATCATAGAAACAATCAAAAACATTTCTAACTTCAAATCAGAAACATTAGAGAACATTGACTTAAACCCTAATTTATATAAGGATAATGTTTATGATGATATTAAAAGTGGTTATATTATGGCCATTTCTGATTTATGGGTAGATTTAACTTATCAGAGAACAATCAGAGTCCAAAAACTTATCAAATTGTTAAAAAGTATAGGTAAATTTGATGAATCGGTTGCAGGTCATGTTGATGTTGCAATTAGACCTGATGGTAGAGCATTTGTTTGGGATGGGTTTAGAAGAACAACAATGGCAGGTCTAGTTGATGGTGAAGCTATTAAAGTATCTAAATTTAAACATCCTAGAAATTCATCAAACAAAGAATGTAGAATAACAGAGGCTAAGATGTATAAAGTTAGAAACTCTGATTACGAAAAAATGAAACCAGAAGAAGTTTTTAAATCAAAAACTGTTTATGGCGATGAAGAGGCTCTAGAGATTTTAGATACCTTAAAAACAAGTAAACTTAATATATTAAACTTAGTACCAAATGGTAGAAGTTTAGGCGGGTTTCAACATTTTGAGGAAACTTGGAGAAAGGAAAATTTGAGAGATTATCTTCCTGACGCTTCTCAAATAATTCAAAAAGTTCAAAGATGGAAGAACGATAGTGTATCAGTAAACTTACTGTGTGGTTTAGCAGAGTTTTTACACATCAATGATGAATTATCACATCCATTATCTCAGATAGAAATATTAGAGTATTTTGAAAATAAAGACAACAGGCAAAATGATATTGCTAAAAATAGATTATCAGGTAAGTCTAGAGAATCTATAGCTTTCTATATTGGCAATAAGGTAGTAAAACTTAATGGTTCAACAAAAGAATTTAATCAATTAATTGATTTGGATTCAGAACAACAAGAAATGCTACAAAACTTTTAATTAAACTAGAAGCCGTCCTAGACTTGACATCTAGGATGGTTTCTGTATAATACATAATTGCGAGGGTAGTTTAATAGTAGAACATTTTACTTCCAGTAAAAAGGTGATAGTGCGATTCTGTCCCCCCGCTCCATATAATGAACAAGTGAGGTTAATATATAATGAAATTATCAAGTGATACAATTAACTTATTAAAAAACTTTTCTGATATCAATCCTAATATTTTAGTAAAAGAAGGTAATAAACTTTCTACGATATCAACAATGAAGAATATTTTGGCAGAGGCCGATATATCTGAAAGTTTTGACCAAGAGTTTGCAATATACGATTTACCTGAATTTCTAAGGTCAATTGATTTATTTGCAAAACCTAAATTAGAATTTAATGGTGGTTCTAATGTTATGATAGCAGATGAAAACTCAAAGCAAAAAATCAAATACTTTTTTGCTGATAAATCTGTAATTACAGCACCATCAAAATCAATAACAATGCCTGAATCATTTGTTTCTTTTACATTGAAAAAAGAAATGTTTGAAAAACTTATGAAAGGTGTTACCACACTAAATCTACCAGATGTATCGGTGGTTGGTGATGGTAAAAATATTACACTAAGGGCAGCCGACAGAAAAAATAATACTTCAAATACTTATTCAGTAGATGTTGGAGAATCAGATAAAAAGTTTGAAGCTCATTACAAAGCAGAAAACTTTAAATTGGTAACAGATGATTATGATGTTGATATATCAGCTCAAAAAATTAGTCATTTTACCAATCGTTCTAGACCAGTTCAATATTGGATTGCATTAGAACCAGATTCAACATTTTAATGAATAAATTGAGGTTTATATTATGTCAGACTTTTTATGGGTTGAGAAATACCGACCTAAAAAAATTAAAGAATGTATTTTATCAGAAGACCTAAAAAAGACTTTTACTGAGTTTTTAAAACAAGGCGAAATACCAAACTTGTTATTATCGGGCACCGCTGGTACAGGAAAGACCACGGTTGCTCGTGCCTTGTGTGAAGAATTAGGTACTGATTATATTATCATCAACGGTTCAGATGAAGGCCGTCAAATAGATACACTAAGAAACAAGATTAAAAATTTTGCTTCAACAGTATCATTATCAACAGAAAGTAAACACAAAGTCGTTATTCTAGATGAGGCAGATTATATGAACGCCGAATCTGTACAACCTGCTTTGAGAAACTTTATAGAAACTTTTGCTAATAATTGTAGATTTATATTTACTTGTAATTACAAAAACAAATTGATACCAGCATTACATAGTCGTTGTACTGTTATTGATTTTAGAATTGTAAATGGTCAAAGAGTGAAGACCGCTACAGCATTATTAAATAGATTATGCAAAGTATTAGAAACTGAAAAGGTTGATTATGATAAAAAGATACTAGCAGAATTAATACAAAAACATTATCCAGATTTTAGAAGAACCATCAATGAATTACAACGATATTCAGTTCGTGGTAAAATTGATAGTGGTATTCTTTTTAGTATTTCAGAAGTAAGTCATAAAGAGTTGATTGCTTGTCTGAAAGAAAAAAGATTTAATGATATGAGAAAATGGGTCGTACAAAACTTAGATAAAGAACCATCATCTATATTTCGTAGTGTTTATGAAGTTCTTTATACAGCACTCACGCCAAACTCAATACCACAAGCGATATTAATTATTGCAGGCTATCAATACAAGTCAGCTTTTGTTGCTGACCAAGAAATCAATATGGTCGCTTGTTTAACTGAGATAATGGCAGGGTGTAAATTCAAATGAGTTATGAATTAAAAGACTATCTCAATGCAATAAATTTTACAAAGGAACCTTTACTGGATACAGATGATACTGATTGGGTAAAGAAATATCCACCTTTTGTAATCAATAAATGTTTGTCTATGCATTACGATACAATAGCACAGGCAAACGAAATGAATGGCTATCATTTCCTTGATAAGAAAGTTCAATTTCACTTTTACATAAATAGTATAAGAAAAAGACAGCGATTTGGTGGTAAGTGGCTATCACAAACTAAATTGAAAGACTTAGAATATGTGAAAGAATATTATGGCTACAACAATGACAAAGCGAGAGAGGCTTTATCTATACTATCCAAAGAGCAAATTGAATTAATCAAGTTATCTATTGACAAAGGTGGGAGAAAAAGGAAATGAATGATATAACATGGACTCCAGATAGTATGTTAGAAGTTACCATAAAACAACCAGATGATTTCTTAAAAATAAGAGAAACACTAACAAGAATAGGTGTAGCAAGTCGTAAAGATAAAACACTATATCAATCTTGTCATATCTTACACAAACAAGGAAAATATTTTATTGTACACTTTAAAGAGCTATTTGCTCTTGATGGTAAAAATGCAACACTATCTGAAAATGATATACAAAGAAGAAACACAATAGCGATTCTATTACAAGATTGGTCTTTGATAGATATTGTCAAGAAAGAAAGTGCTGAAAACAAGGCGCCATTAAGTCAAATTAAAGTATTACCTTTCAAAGAAAAAAACGAATGGAATCTATCTGCTAAATATAACATAGGCAAAAAAGCGGAAGATGAAAGTACCTAATTTTAAAGAATACTTAACAGAAGAAAAACACGATAAACCTAGATTGGTCATTATCACGGATGAACCTGAAAAGGCAAAAACATTTCATACAGCAGACCGATTACAAGAAGAAGCCAAAAAGTTAGGTTGGGATTATTATCTTTATAAACTTACAGGTGGTTATACATCATTTGAAAAAGGTATTCGTAGAGTTCACAATAAAGAAGATGATAAAGGTTTTATTGTAAATTCAGATACAATTGCTGTATTTAGAGGTTCTGTTGTTAGAAAAGATAGTTGGATGGACTTAGTATCTCTATTTGAAAAACATCAAGTATGTTGTATTAATAGTAGGGATTGCATAGAAATCTGTACAGATAAATTTAGAACGGCACTTAAATTAGCTGAGTTTGGTTTAAAACAACCTAAACAATCTCTAGTTCACGATAAAGATGATGTTTTAAAATCTTTTGAAAAACTAGAAACTGATTTTCCTATTATACTTAAAACACTAAGAGGTTCAAAAGGTGTAGGTGTATTATTCATAGAATCAAAAATAGGTTTAGATTCAATTGTTCAATTAGTAAATAAACAAGATGAAGACGCCGACCTTTTAGTTCAAGAATATATTAAAACAGACTATGATGTTAGAGCTTTAGTATTAGGTGGTAAAGTGTTATCAGTAATGAAACGACCAGTTATCAAGGGTGATTTTAGAAGTAATGTATCACAAGGTTCAAAACCAGAAACTTTAAAATTAACAGAATTAGAAATTGCAGAAACTTTAAAAGCTGCCAAAGCAGTTGATGGTTTATGGACTGCTGTAGATTTTATACCTTCAAAAAATAGAGAAACAGAACCACCATTTATGATTGAGGTAAACTCATCACCTGGTACTGAGGGTATGGAAGAGGCAACAGGTAGAAATATTAGTAAAGAAATTTTAGAACATTTTGAAAATAAAAAAAATTGGGTTCAAGCTCCTTCTCAATGTGGGTTTAAAGAAGTTGTAACAATAAAACCATTTGGTGATATAGTTGCAAAGTTTGATACAGGTAATAGTGGCACAAATGTGATACACGCTGAAAAAATGGAAGTAAAAGGTAATAAAATTACTTGGTCATTATATGATAAAAAGGTTGTATCAAATATAATTAAAAAAGAAACTATATCTGTTGGCGGTCTTAGAGATTACGAAGAAGACCGATATATGATTACATTAGATGTTTCTTTTGCAGGTAAACTATATAAAGATGTAGAGTTTACTTTAGATGATAGAGAAGACAGAACACACATATTACTTGATAGAACATTTATGAAAAAACTAAATGTAGTTGTAAACCCAGCTAGAAAATATATCATTACAACACCTTACACCATTGACAAAGACTAAAAAATTTATTATAATACAAACTGAGGTAAAATTATGGCAAATGTGAAAATATTAAGACTATCCACAGGTGAGGATATCGTAACAGAAGTTATCGCAAAATCACCAGAAATAACAAAAGTTAAAACACCCTTTACAGTAGTACCTATGCAAGAGGCACCAGGTAAACCTGTAAAACTAATGTTAACACCTTATATACCTTATGGTGATTGTTCAGAGGTTGACATCAAGTCAGTTAGTATCATAGCAGAAGTTGAACCTGTAACTGATATTAAAAACTCTTATAATCAACATACAGGTGCTGGTATAGTAGAACCACCAAAACCACAGCTTATTACATAGTGAAAGAAATTACTATGCAACAGCATTTTCAGTTAGTCAAAGAAGACAAACTGAAAGAAGACAAGCAGCCAGATTCAGAAAGGTCGCCTAGATGTTATTTTAGGTGGAAAAACGGAATGATTTACGAAAGTAAAAGAGTTGTTGTAGACAAAAATACAACAGTCAAAGAGGCAGCTGAAAAAGGTAATTTTAAAATTGAATTAGTACCTCTAAAAGATAGAGATACAATTATTATTGAAGACATAACAATAGATTTAGATAATGAACTTTTATAAAAATGTAATTGAACACAAAGGCAAACTTCTAGTCAGAGGTATAAAAGACGGAGAAGAATATCAAGAAAAGGTAAATTATAAACCTACATTTTATTCTATCACACAAGAACAGTCTGAATATAAAACACTAGAAGGTCAAAATTTAAAACCTATAACTTTTGATAGTATAGACGCTTCACGAAGATTTAAAAGAGATGTAGCAACATCTAATTCACCAATCTATGGTTTAGAAAGATATCATTATCAATATATTGGTAAAAACTTTCCTAATGATGTAGAGTGGTCTAAAGATAAAATCAAAATCTTTACACTTGATATAGAAACTACTTGTGAAAATGGTTTTCCAGATGTAGAAAATCCACAAGAACAATTATTGTGTATCACAGTTAAAAATCAATCTAACAAACAAATACTAACTTGGGGAGTTGGTGATTTTAAAACTGATAGAGAAGATGTAACTTATGTAAAATGTAAAACAGAAAGTCATCTAATTATGGAGTTTATGAAGTTCTGGATGAAAAATTATCCAGATGTTATTACAGGTTGGAATACTAAGTTTTTTGATTTACCATATTTAATGAACAGAATTAAAATGATAGCTGGCGATAAAGTTATTAATAAAATGTCGCCTTGGCAATTAACTCGTAGAGAAGAAATTACAGTTATGGGTAGACCACAAACCGTCTATACATTATATGGCACAGTTATGTTAGACTATTTTGATTTATACAAATGGTTTATACCAACAAAACAAGAAAGTTATAAACTTGATTATATCGGTAAAGTAGAATTAGGCGAAGGTAAAGATGATAGTCCTTATGATACATTTAAAGATTGGTATACTAATGACTTTCAAAGTTTCGTAGATTATAACATACAAGATGTTGAGATTGTTGATAAGTTAGAAGACAAGTTAGGTCTTATTGAGTTAGCATTAACTATTGCATATGAAAGTAAAGTAAACTATGATGATATATTTTCACAAGTAAGAGTTTGGGATACTTTAATTGCAAACCATTTAATGAGTAAAAAAATATGTGTGCCACCTAGAGAAGACCATGTAAAAGAATCTAAGTATGAAGGTGCTTATGTAAAAGAGCCATTAGAAGGTATGCATAAGTGGGTTGTATCGTTTGATATCAATTCTCTATATCCTCATATTATTGTACAATATAATATATCACCTGAAAAAATATTAGGTGTAAAATCACAAGGCATATCTGTAAATAATTTACTTTACGGTAAAGCAAAATTAGGTTATCTAAAAACAGAAGGTGCTTGTATAGCACCAAATGGTGCAACATTTAAAAATGATAATCAAGGTTTTCTTCCTGAAATGATTGAAACAATGTACAAAGAACGAGTTATTTACAAAAAAAGAATGTTGAAAGCTAAAAAAGAATATCAAAAAAATAAGACAGAAGAATTAAAGAAAGAAATATCTAGGTGTCATAACATTCAATGGGCAAGAAAGATTGCATTAAACTCAGCTTATGGTGCAGTCGGTAACCAATACTTTAGATATTATGATGTTAGACAGGCAAGTGCTATCACAACAGCAGGTCAGTTTATTATTAGATTTATTGAAAACAAAATGAATGAATATCTAAATCAAGTATTACAAACTATGGGTAAAGCAGACTATGTTATAGCTTCAGATACAGATTCAATCTATCTAGTGTTAGATAAACTTGTAGAAAAAACTTGTAAAGATAAATCAGATAACGAAGTTGTAGATTTCTTAAATAAAGTATGTGAACAAAAACTAGAACCATATATTGAAAAATGTTTTGCTGAATTATCTGATTATACTAACTCATTTAAAAATGCAATGGTAATGAAACGAGAAGTTATTGCAAACAAAGGTATTTGGACAGCAAAGAAAAGATATATGTTAAATGTATTAGATGATGAAGGTGTTAGACTTGCAAAACCTAAACTTAAAATTATGGGTATTGAAGCTATCAAATCATCAACACCAGAAGTGTGTCGTAGTAAAATTAAAGAGGCGATTAACTTAATTATGACATCAACAGAAAAAGATTTACAAAACTTTGTTGCTGACTTTAGAGAAGAATTTAGTAAAATGACAGCTGAACAAGTATCTTTTCCTAGGTCTTGTAATCATATAAAAAGATATTATGATTCAAATAGCATATTTAAAAAAGGCACACCAATTCATGTTAAAGGTGCCTTAATTTATAATCATCATATTAAAAGATTAAAACTAGCATACAAATATCCTTACATAAATGAAGGTGATAAGATTAAGTTTGTAAAACTCAAAGAACCAAATCCATTTAAGTTTGATGTTGTAAGTTATATGGGTAGATTACCACACGAATTTGAATTAGACAAGTACATAGATTATGATACACAGTTTCAAAAAACATTTATTGACCCTCTAAGTTTTATATTAAATTCTATTGGGTGGAAAGTAGAAGAAGAAGCTAATTTGGAGTTATTTTTCGGATGAAAACATTAGAAAGAAAAGAAGCATTACATTGTTCAAAAGTTATCGCTGACTATTTTGAAAAATTTAGTAGAGTAGATGAATATATGTTAGAACAAAAACTTGAACAAATAAAACATATGCCTACCGCTTTGCCTGGTATGGGATTTGAAGATGATTTATTTAGTGATTATACAATGTCGCCAGAAGATATGGACTTTGAGATAATAGAACCAGATGATAAAACATTTACCTCTTGTTTAAATATTATTTCAAGTCATACAAACATGGCAAGTATACCTGGTAAAAATTTAAGACTAGCAATTAGAGAAAAAAATACAGGCAAGTGGGTGGGTTTCATTAGATTAGGTTCACCTGTAATTAATATGAAACCTAGAAATGAATTATTAGGAAATGTTCCTGAATTATCTACTTTTAATAAAACATCTATTATGGGTTTTTGTATTGTACCATCTCAACCATTTGGTTTTAATTATCTAGGTGGTAAATTATTAGCTGCCTTATGTTGCAGTCATTATGTTAGAGAAAGAATGAATCAAAAGTATAATATGAATTTAGTTTATTTTGAAACAACAAGTTTATATGGCAGTAGTAAATCATCAAGTCAATATGATGGTATGAAACCTATTTTAAAAAATAAAGGTTTAAGTGATAGTGATTTTACACCACTAATGCATGGCGAACCTTGGAAAAGACTTGTTGATTATGTTGAAAGCAGAGTTGGTAATTTAATACCAAAAGACGCTTCAAGTAAAAAATTAAAACTAACAACAGCAATACAAGGACTAATAAAAAGGTCCTTAGACGGAACAGATTTAGATAACTTTAAAGATACCTTAGAAAATGCAAAAAAACTTACTGAAAGAAAAAGATATTATGTATCAAACTATGGTATCAGAAACTATATAGATATCGTAAATGGTAAAACTGATGAAATTATCAAAGAGGATAATTACGATAAATATGAAGTGGAAAATCTTATTAAGTGGTGGAAAAAGAAAGCCACTAATAGGTACAACAATCTAAAAGCAGACAACAGGTTAAGAACAGAACTTGAAGTCTGGACTAACTCAACCAACATTGACATTATAAGATAAATGGTATATACTCCAATTATTGAGGTGAAATTATGAATGACTTTTTAAAAGATGTTATCAAAGAAACAGGTAACGAATATGCAAGTCTAGCTAGTGAAGGTGTTGTCGGTGGTGATGTAGAAAGTTTTATTGACACAGGTTCATATGCTTTCAACGCTTTATTATCAGGCAGTATCTATGGTGGTTTACCAGGCAGTAGAATTACAGCAATCGCTGGTGAAGCTGCAACAGGTAAAACATTTTTTGCATTAGGTATATGTAAACACTTTTTAGACAAAGACAAAGACGCTGGCGTGATTTATTTTGAATCAGAAAACGCCGTATCAAAAGATATGCTAGAAAAAAGAGGTATTGATTCTTCAAGAGTTGTAATCATGCCTGTAGCAACAGTTCAAGAATTTAGATTACAAGCAATTAAAATTATTGACAAGTATCTAGAACAAGAAAAAGATAAAAGAAAACCTATTATGTTTGTATTAGATTCTTTAGGTATGTTATCAACAACAAAAGAAATGGAAGATACAGCCGAGGGTAAAGAAACTAGAGATATGACAAGAAGTCAAATTGTTAAATCAGCATTTAGAGTTTTAACATTAAAACTAGGTCAAGCAGGAGTACCAATGATTATGACCAATCATACTTATGATGTAATTGGTTCTATGTTCCCACAAAAAGAAATGGGTGGTGGTTCTGGTCTTAAATATGCAGCTTCAAGTATTGTCTATCTTGGCAAGAAAAAAGAAAAAGATGGTACAGAAGTTGTAGGTAATATTGTGCATTGTAAAAATTACAAGTCAAGAATTACAAAAGAAAATGCTATGGTAGATGTAAGACTAACTTATACAAAAGGTTTAGACCAACATTATGGTCTAGTAGACCTTGCTGAAGAAGCTGGTATTTTTTCTAAAGTATCTACAAGATATGAATTACCAGACGGCAGTAAACAATATGCAAAAACAATTAATAATGAACCTGAAAAATATTTTACAAAAGAAATATTAGATAAGATTGATGAGTACACAAAAACAAAATTCACCTACGGTGAAGACTAAAAGATATGTCTTTGCACAAAGACCTGATGATGACTATACTTGTATAAAGTTAGTTGAAGGTGATTACAAAGACATAATTTTTAAATACGGCAATGTAGGTTTTAAACAAGTAGAAGATGATGAAAAAATGTCAGTCATATTTGACTACAATGTTTTAAAAAATCCTAATGATGTTGATTATGATACACAAGAGTTCATAGATTATATTGGTGATATATTGATTGAATTAGTAGAAGAACAATTAGCCACAGGCAAAATGGACTTTTTAAAGTTTGAGGATGTAAATGAGTGAAAGATTAGAAAAAATTATATTAAGTAATTTATTTTATAATGAAGAATATACTAGAAAGGTTTTACCTTTTCTTCAAGAAGAATTTTTTGCTAATAGATTTGAAACTATTTTGTTTCAAGAAATCAATAGTTTTGTAAACAAATATAAAAACTTACCTACAAAAGAAACCATACTTGTTGAGTTAAACGAAAGAAAAGATATCAACGAAGATGAAATTACCGAAGTTAAAAAGTTAGTTCACGGTATTGAAAACAAAGAAGTTGAAACTCAATGGTTATATGATACAACAGAAAAGTTTTGTAAAGACCGTGCAGTTCACAATGCTGTTTTAAAAGGTATTCAGATATTAGACGGCAAAGATAAGAAACAAAATCCAGAGGCAATACCTTCTATTTTATCAGAAGCTCTTGCTGTATCTTTTGACCAACATATTGGTCACGATTATGTAGATGACGCTGAAGCTAGATTTGAGTTCTATCACAAAAGAGAAAAAAGATTTAAATTTGATTTAGAATATTTTAACAAGATTACAAAAGGTGGTGTGCCAAGTAAAACCTTAAATATTGCCCTTGCAGGTACAGGTGTTGGTAAATCATTGTTTATGTGTCATTGTGCCTCTCATTGGTTGACCGAAGGTAAAAATGTATTGTATATAACATTAGAAATGGCAGAAGAAAGAATTGCAGAAAGAGTTGACGCTAATTTATTTGATGTTACCATAGATGATTTACACGCTATGCCTAAACAGTTATATGATAATAAAATGGACAAACTAAAAAATAAAACTTTAGGTCAATTAATTATCAAAGAATATCCTACAGCGTCCGCTCATAGTGGTCATTTTAGAGGATTACTAAACGAATTGTCATTAAAGAAAACATTTAAACCTGATGTTGTATTCATAGATTACCTCAATATCTGTGCGAGTAGCAGATTTAAAGGTGGAAATATCTCATCATATTTTTACATTAAAGCAATAGCGGAAGAGTTACGAGGCCTAGCTGTTGAATTTGATGTGCCGATATTTTCTGCTACTCAAACGACCAGGTCAGGTTTTGTATCAACAGATATAGGTCTTGAAGATACATCTGAAAGTTTTGGTTTGCCAGCAACGGCAGACTTTATGTTTGCTATAATGACCAATGAAGAATTAGACCAATTAGGTCAATTCAAAGTCAAACAATTAAAGAATAGATTTGGTGACCCTGCTGTAAATCGTGCATTTATGATAGGCGTTGACCGTTCTAAAATGAGATTGTTTGATGTAGACGCCTCAGCTCAAAACATTGTTGATAGTAATCAATCAGCAGAACCACAAGAAACGCCTGAACAGGCATACGAAAAATTCTCCGACTTCAAATTATAGCTTGACATAGGTTTCCTTTCCTTTAGTATAAATAGTATAGAGGAAAAAATTTATGGCATTAATAACATTTAAAGACTTTTTTAAATATGACTACCGAGTACCTTTAGTCGTAGATAAAGTCTATGGTAAAAATGATAAGTCAAATCTATTTGCAACAAAATTTGGATTATTTCATGCAGAAAAATTACTGATAGAAGGTAAAGAACACAAGTATAGTAAAAATTTATATAAAAGAATTGAAGCATTACAAGATGAACCAAGTGGTGTTAAATTAGTTATAATTAAAGGTAAAGTAGGTAAAAAATCACAAGAGATTCAAATGAATCATATTGAAAAAACAGCAGAGTTTGGCGGTCAAGAAAAAGGTAAGAAAGTAAACTTAGGTAATTTATTTGAAGAAGAATTACACGCTAGAATGTTACAATGCATAAATGGTAAAGCGTGTAAAGGTAAATATGCAAAACAAGCCACAGCCATTTTAGAGAAATGTCAAGATATAAATGGACCAATAAATACAGAATTAGCTCAACCTATTGTTCACGAAGGCGGTAGAAACCAACCAAGACCATTAATAGAGGCTTCTGGCGGTCTTGCAATACAACCATTACAGCCTGAGAAACACGGAGAAAAATTAACAGATGTTACTATACATCATAAAGGTGGTAAAAAAAGTTTCTTGTCATTGAAAATGGGTTCAACAGTAACTTTTATGAATGCTGGTGTAGCTAGTAAATTTTTTCTAGAATCAGAAATTAAAAAAGGTAAAGTAACTTTAAAAGCAGGTGTTAGTGCCCTAAAAACCTTAGGTTTAGACAATAAAGATTTTTGTAAAGTTTTTAATAATTATGGTAAATCACAAGGCAAACCAATGGTAAAAAATCATATTAAAACAAAAGCGGTGCCAGCTAGTTTAAAAGTTTTATTAGAAACTGCTATAGGTTCAAATTATTTTATGATACACGGAAAAGGTAGTGATGTTGATTTTTACCATATGTCAAAGGCAATTAATAAATCTGCCTCAACAGTAACAGGTGATATGACAATATTTTATGGCGGAAAAGATGGCAAAGGAAAAAGAATTGATATAACCTTCTCAAATAAACATTATGATTTTAAAATTAATATAAGAAATAAACAAGGCGGTCAATACCCTTCACATATCATGTTAGATTATAATACAAAATCTATTCCAGGTAAAATTACTTTATAGAATTTTAGTACCCACTAATAAACTAACATATTGTTTTTATTAAAAAAAACTCAGTTTAAACATTCCTAAAATACTAAATATAATCAGACTTCTAGAATAGGCAGTTATCGTCCCTGGCTGAACAATGTATCACCATTGACATTCAGTCTTCCTTACGATACAATTCTAGGATATAACCATTTTGATAGGAGGAAAAATCAAATGGGAAATTTATTACTTAACTTACGCTATATGCTTGCACCTTTTTTAATTATCGTTGCAGGCGCTGGTGTATTAGTAGGTGGTATCATGGCTTGGTTAGGAGTAGCATTGCTATTCGTAGGTCTGCTAGTAGATATCGCTACTAAGTTTGAAACAACAGGTGTAGGAACTGATGAAGAAGGCAACACAAGAGGTTGGTCTACTTTTCAAAACCTAACAATGTACTTCATGTTACCTGTATTCGTTCTTTTCCAATTAGTAATGGCATGGAGAGTTTACTCTTACATGGCACTAGGTGGAGCTGAAGGTGCAGTCATCATGGAAATTATTCCTGGTGTTATTACAATGACGGAAGGCATAACAGGTCTTAACCTAATAGGTGCTACATTATCATCTGGTATCTTTATTGGAATCGGAATCATTTATGGTCATGAGTTATCTCATACTAAAGGATTTGGATTTACAATTTCTAGATTAATGATGGCTCTATCAGGTTCAGCTCATTTCTGCTACGCTCATGTATACAATCATCATCTAGAACTTGCAAGTGAAGATGACCCTGCTACTGCTCCAAGAGGGCGTACAATCTATGGTCATTATCCACTTTCATATCTAGGTCAATCTAAATTTTTATTTAACATGGAAAAAGAAAGACTATCAAGAATGGGTGTAAACTTTATTTCTTGGCAAAACCGCTGGATTCGTGGATACTTAATGGCTGTTCCAACAGTTGCATTATTTTTCATGGCAGGTGGTTGGGTAGGTATGGCTTGTCTAGCAACAATTTGGGGTATCTCAAACTTTGAACTAGAAGCGCTAAACTACCTAGAGCATTATGGTCTAATTCGTGTTAAAGACCAACCAATTGATTACAGACACAATTGGGATAACTCAACAGCATTTACTGCTTGGTTCTTTATTGAAATCGGCAGACAAGCTGACCATCACGACAGAGGAGAAACTCATTTTTGGGAACTTGAAAATGTCGGATGTCCAAATACAGGCTGGGGCTATTTTGTAGTATTCTTTATTGCATTAGTACCACCAGTATGGCATTGGTATATGAGAAAAAGATTAGCTGCATGGGATGAACACTTTGCAACTGATGAAGAAAGAGCTATTGCAAATAGAATCAACAAAGAAGTAGGGTATGAAGGAACACCTTTTGTTGGAGATGTTTTACAAGACGCTGGAAATGTAGACTTAGGTCTTCGTTCAGCTAAAAAATAGTTAAAAAATACAAATTAGTATTGGAATTGGGGCGACATCTATCGCCCCTTTTCTTTGGTGGCTTGACATTTTCGTATTTTTGTAGTATCCTGGTTTATAAATAGTATTGTCGGTGTGAGAATTATATTAATGGAAAGATTATTGGTTAATGGATACATTGGAGAGAAAGTGTTTAGTTTTAAAGGGTTTCAAACTCAAAAAAAGAATAAGCATTTAGAACACTTAGAGGACCAGATTATAGATGAAGGTTCTAAAGGTGGTGTAAATGCAGTTAACTTCTTAAAAGCAATTCGCAATATGCTTGCTGGTCAATCTGGCAAGAAAGTCAACATGACTGTCAAATGGGACGGAGCACCTGCTGTTATCTGTGGTATTAATCCAGAAAATGGTAAATTCTTTGTCGGCACAAAATCAGTCTTCAATAAAAATCCAAAAATTAATTATACAGTTTCAGACATCAATAGAAATCATAGTGGTGTTTTAGCAGACAAGTTAACTGTATGTTTACAGAATTTAAAAAGAGTTGTAAGTAATGGTGTATATCAAGGCGATTTACTATTTACATCAGGTGATTTAAAAACTGACAGCATAGATGGTGAATCTATGATTACATTTACACCTAATACAATTACATATGCAGTACCTTCAAATTCAGGTATTGGTAGAAAAATTAAAAGTGCAAGATTAGGTATAGTCTTTCACACAAAATACACAGGCAAAACTATGCAAGATTTAAGAGCAGGTTTTGGTACTGTTACAGGTGGCGGTGGTAGAAATGTTTTTCTAGCTTCTGCTGGTTATAAAGATACATCTGGTATGTCTAAATTTACATCAAGTGAATTAGCTAAATTTGATTCACTTATTAGAATGGCAGAGGGTTCATTAAAAAAAGCAGGACCTATTTTAGATTTATTATCAAGTTATTCAAACGACCCTGTAGCTGTATCTTTTAGATTAAAAGCATATTTTAATCAAGTAGTCAGAAATAGTGGTAGTGGTTTTGGTCGTGTAAAAGATATGCAAAAACAATTTAGAGATTATTATATTAGTTTTATTAATGCAGAAATATCAGCAAGAAAAACTCCTGCTGGTCAAGAAAAATATATTCAAGCAAAAAAAGATGGTCTTGCATTTATTGATAGAAATCAATCAGCATTATATTTTGCAATTGCAAGTCATAAAAGTTTAATGAGTGCAAAAGATTTTTTAATTAGTAAGTTAAATCAAGTCCAAAGTATAGGACACTTTCTCAAAACACCAAATGGGTATAGAGTAACAGCGCCTGAGGGTTTTGTCGCAGTAGATAGAGTGGCAGGTGCAGTTAAACTTGTAGACCGATTGGAGTTTAGCAGAGCGAACTTTACAATGGACAAAAATTGGGGGTGAAAATATTATGGAACTAAACAGAGATGGTGATGGCTTTTTAGTCAATACAAACGATTGGTCAGAAGAAGTTATGAATCAAATGGCCACAGAAGATGATTTTGAGATTACAGAAGAAATCAAAACTTATATAGACAAGGCAAGAGAAATGTATAACGAAACAGGTACGGTACCAGCAGTTAGAATATTTGCAAAAGAGTTTGGTATGGATAGAAAGGCAAGTAAACTTTATGATGTCTTTAAATCTGGACCTATGAAAAAAATTGCAAAGTATGGTGGTCTACCTAAACCA